TATCCTACGGTAAAAGAAGCACCATTAACATTTGTAGATGATTGCTCAACAACAAGTTGTTTTGCTTGGTTTTCAAGGATCAAAGCCATGTTGTTTTTCTCAACTTCGCTATTCAATCCTTCTAATAATCCCGTTTTTGCCCATTTTGCGGACATACGAGCAGCGTCGCTCTGCATGTTTTTCCATCCAGAAGCTGCGCTTTCTAATAAAGAATTAATACTTGACATTTTGTTTGTTTTTTTGTTTTTAAATTGTTAATTAAATTATTCCAGCCAATTTTTGCATTCTTGCAAATGCATCGTTTGACTCAACGATTGGTTTTTTAACGTTTGGTGTGATTGTCGATTTTGAAGCACTACCTAGATTTTCTTTAATTACATTTGATTTTACTTTAATTCCCTCGTTTAAAGTTTCAAATACTAATTTTACTTCACCTACTGTAGTGGCTTTGTCAAACGAACTTAACACTTTCACTTTTTGACTTTCGTTCAAATTTTTAGCTTTGAAGATTTTGTTAGTATAAAGAAGTTTAGCATTCAACAAGTTAATCTCATTAAGTTCAGACTTAAGAGTTTTAATTGTTTTGTGTGCTTCTTGAAGTTCAGTTTCTGTAACAGATTTTGTTACTTCTGCTTTATCTTCAGCTGCTTGACCTTCCTCAGAACTTTTGAATGAATTATCTTTTGCAGCTATTTTTGCTACATCAGTATCTTTCATTGATTTGAGTTTTTCGTCTTTTTTATACTTACGATAAGCATTAGCTACAATACCTGCAGCAACTGCAAACGGAGCAGCAAAAACTGGAATACCTGACATAGCTGATACTATTCCATCGTTAGAAAAAAGGTCCCATAATTGGAGTCCAAGGGCTTCATTCATTTCTTCCTTTTCTTCGTACATACCTTCTTCTTTCATTCCTTCATCCATGTCTTCCATTTCTTCGATTTCTTTTAAAAGTTCAGCTAAATCAACTTCTTCCTCTTCACTTTCTTCTTCTTCACCTTCCATACCTTCATGTCCAGCTTCAAGTTCACCTGAAGCTACCATATCTTTAATAACATCTTCGATCATAGATTTAAGATCTTCATCTGTCATATCTTCGAGGTCTAGTGGTTCACCTTCTTCTTCACCTTCTTCAGATTCTTCATCAGACATTTCCATGTCTTCTTCTTCACCTTCTTCGGCTTCGTTTAGGGCTTCATCCATGTCATCCTCTTCTTCGTTTAGCTCTGCTAAAAGCTCTTCTAAATCAACTTCCATCATGTCTTTGTCTTCTTCATATAATGAAGATTCGTCCTCGATATTACCATGACCTTGTGGATCCATTCCACCAAATCCGGCTTCTTCAAGGTCTTCGTCTTTTTCCATTTCTTGAAGTTTTGCAGCGAACATTGATTTCAATTGAGGTGTGAAGGCTTCTTCTAGAGCGGCTTTTGCATTTGCGATAGCAGTTTCTTTAACAGCTTTAGCATCTGCGATTGCTTCTTTAAGCAAGTCTCTGTTTGTTGCCATTTTTCCTAAATTAATTGTTGGGAAAATACGTTTATTAAGAAACGTAATAGAATTTTTTAATTAAGATACCACATAAGATGTGAGGGGTGGTATATTCAAGTTATATATATGGGGAGAAAATATTAAAGTCGCAAAAGCAAAAAAAAAGCCCTCAAAAAGAGGGCAATTTGTCACCGGTTTGCATATTTTAAAATAACGGACACGTACCCTTTGCACATAAAATTTCGGTAATAATTGAATTTGTGCGTGCGTATTCGTTTAAATGTGTTGTTCTAGATTCGTTTAACATACCATTTTTCATCCATGAATCTGGGTTGGATGGGTTAGAGACAAGATCCCATGTTAATAGTTCAAAATCGTCTTGTACTTCCATTACCTCACCCATCTGTTTTAATGAACCCATTCCACGAGAAGAAATACCAATGATTAATCCATTTCTAACTAGTGCACCAGCAATACGTCCTGAGGTAGTTCCTAAATCACCTGGGTCAGAAAATATTTCTACTTTTCCATGGATTTCATCTCCTCTCCACCATACTTCACGAATTGCATGTGATGCATTACGTAGGTTAATTACTTGAGAATCGGGGTGATCTAACTCACCTACTGTTTCAGTAGAATGTTGTTTGATTTTGCGTATAAAATTATCAATTTCGCGTTCCCATAATTCTCTTTTATAGTAACGGCCGTTTCCATTTTTAACTTCAACAGTAGCTAATATACCTTCAACGAAAATATTTCCGCCTTTGTTCATTCCCTCAATCAGTTTTACTGGTTTAGGAACAAAGTGTCTAGTTTCTATTAAAAGTTCTTTATTCATTTTAATATACGTAATCGGATTTTTGATCGTCTGGGGCTATGTTGTTTAAATAGTTGTCTAAATCATTTTTTTGGTCTGTTCCCATATTGTCATATGTGTCTACAATTGAATCTACATCTTGACCAGCATCTAATCTACTTTCAGCATCTTCAAGATATTCAGAAGCTACATCTAAATCTTCTTCAGTTTCGTCAATTACTTCTTTTTTTTTACCTTTGAATTTCGACATCATTTTTTCAACTTTTGATTTTGCTTGCTCTAGTTTTTTGATGTCTTTTTCAAGTTCTTTAACTTTTTTCTTGTCAGTTAAAGCTTTCATATCCTCATCTTCGTCAAGTTTACTAAGTTTAGAACGTCTGTGGTCAATTAATGCGTCAATTTTGTCTAATTTAGCTTGTAGAACTTCGTGTTCTGCTTCTTTGTTAATATCAGCTAAATCTTTTTCTACACTTTCACGTAAAGATTCCATCATTTCTTCTTCCATTGCTTTTTTAGGAGCTGGTTTGAAAAATGAAAGTTTTCCATTTCTGTTTAGTTTAACATTATAAAGAAGGGTATAATCTTGCATTATTCCTTCTGATGGAAGTTGAAATGTAGTTCCAATATTATCTGAGGTAGATAAAAATTTAACAAATTCTTTATCTGTAGGGGTAAGATCTACATCATTTCTTACTGCTTTAAGAAAGTTTATAGGTTCTATTAACCTAGAAAGTATAACAATTTTATCACCTGAAAATCTTAAATATTTTCGGCTGCGTAAAAAATCTTCTAGTTTAGAAGAAATAGCTGGGTATTGGTCTTGTGGGTCACGTTCTTCTCGTTCCTTATCGCTTGTTCTAGGGCGGATATTGACTAGTTGATATGCTTCTTCTAATTCAGCATCAACCATTTCACGAATAACTTCACGCAATTTAGATTCTTCCGGAGTGTCTTTTTTTCTTTCAGCACGTCCAGGGTATAATTTATTTAATTTAGCTTCAATTTCTTCTGAGGAGAATTTTTTTCCTGATTTTTCTGTAAATGCTTTTTTAACTTTTTCTTTAAAAACTTCAATTTCTTTAGATTCTTTAAACCCAATTGCTCTATCTTTAAGTTTGTTTCTAAGACTATCTCTTAATCCTTCTATACCTTTAGTTGATAAAATAGAATTAACTACTATAGGGGTAACTCCCATACTAGTTAATTTTGATTTAAGGTCTAATTCATCCATCATAGCAATATCTTTTTCAGACATTTCATTAATTTGGGATTCATTTAAATCACCATACCCACTTGACTTATATTTTCCTTTAGCTTCTTTAGGCTCACCTAAACCAGGATGTTCAGTTACATATCCTAAATCTTTAATACCAAATTGACCATCTTTTGTATAGTGAATTGGATCTTTTGATAAATTTTTAAATACGATGTCTTTTAATTCTTGCATCGTTTTATCAGCATTTTTAGGATCTTTCATTTCAGCATAGTAACCCATCATAATTTGATCAAAGATCATGTTATCAGGATTTTTTTCGTCTGAATAGTCAAAGTTTTTTTCAAGATCTTTTTCTACAGGTTTAGAAACTTTTTTCTCTTCTGCTTTAACTTTTTCGTCTTCGTTTTCTTTTGCTTTTCTAGCTTCAGCTAAAAATGCTTCAAATGCAGTTTCATAAGATTCTTTTTTAGGACGATCCATAATTGCAGGCATCACCATCAATACATTTTCTGAAATGATGTTTTTGGTTTTAAGTGATGCTACTGCTTCATCAAATGTAGCAGCGTTGCGTACAATGTTTGGGAATTGACGTTTTGCCTCTGTAAGGAAAACACCTTTATGTCCTTTACCTTCTTTGATTGATAAATATTGATCTTGTAGGGTCTTTTTCATTATTTTTCTGATAAAAGTTGTTTTATGTCTTTTAAATAGCTTTTAACTATTTCAATTGGTTTATTTATATCATATGAACCAGCATTTCCACCATATAATTCAATTGTTTCATTTTTAGCGTTTGAAACTAGTGGTTGAATTTCGTTCATTAATTTTTCTATTTCATCTAATGAAGCTATACGCATTTTTTGAACATCGTTCATTTCGTTTAGCATTTCATCTTCCCAAAGTTTTTTCTTGTCGTATGACTTTGGTTTAATATCTGGAACTGGTTTAAAACCTAGTTTATAATAGTATAAATTTTTAGCTCCTTTAGAGTTTGTTTTAGAAGCAAATGCTGCTGGAGTGGCATAATTCATCCCTTGCCCAGCAGAAAATGAAGCACCACCAACATTGGTAGCACTCATTTCTTTGAGTTTTTTACGAATTATGTCTTTAATTTTATCCATTTACAGTTTCTAATTCATTAATTAAGTCATAGTACTGTAACAAATCAACTAAATCATTGTCGGTTATTTTAGCATTTTTAGCTGGTGGGTTAATAACTGTAAGGATTTCGTCAATTTTAATTTTGGTAGCTTGGTTTTTTGTTTTCTTATTTAACGTAGCCAATTCACTTTTAATTTCTGTCACCTTATTGGTATAAAATTCCCTTAAACGAGGTGTATTGTCAATAGAGGTAATATATTCTTTTAATATCGATTTTTGTTTTGGATGTAATGTATCGTATTTTTCATTAAAGTTTTCTAATACTAATTTATAGGCCAATAAACGTACATCTTTATCAGCTTTTTCAAATTCAGACATTACTTCGTCACGAACTTTACCTTCAGTAATTTTAGCTGCTGTTAAATGCTCTAAGATAGTTACTTTGTTATTGATAGCTTGTTCAGGGTCTACTGTTTCTTGAGTATTTGCAATTTCTAATAATGTATAGAAAGCAGCATACATTTTATAGTTTGGAAGCTTATGATTGAAAAACTCGTTAATATTGTAGTGTTTTTGAATTTCACTAATCAAATTATATTTTTGACGCTTGATTGCTCCTCTATTTAATACTTTAGATGAGTCAATTAGTGTGCTAACTACAACGTTTGCTTTTCCTTCAGTTAAAGACGTTTTTTTTAGTAAAGTTTCATATAACTTATACTCACGACCCAATTCCGATTTAACGAAATATTTTTTAAGTATATCTTTTGCCGGTGAATCCTTACCATCTAGTGTATCAGTGGTGATTTGGCGAACCAATAATTCAAAAAGGATACCAGTATTTTTATACTTTGAATGTTTGATTTGCATTCTAATATTATTTTATTTATAAATATGTGGAATTTTTTTACTCTCGTATTTGTGATTCATCTAATAGTGAATTTCCTCGGATATCTGACTCAAAGATGATTTGTTTACTTTGGTTTTTAATATCATTGAACATTCTAGCATTGCGATTTCTTTTATTTTTAGTTTCAAGGGCTAATGGACTTCCACCTTTATATTGTGGTTTGATTGAATCTGATTCATCTCCATCTTTTTTAATGCCATCTGAACCAATTCTATCTTTTCCAAATGCATTGTCTTGGGTATTTTTGTCTGTTACTTTTTCAGAAGGGCGACCTAAATCAGCATCTTCATCATATCCAACAGGTACACTATTATCTTCATATCTGCCTCTACCATATAAAGCTGCTAAATCGTGTGGTGTGCCATATGATTTTCCTGTTTCTAATGGATCATTACCTTCGTTTTCAATTTGAGCAAGACGGAATTTGCGTTTAGCATCTTGGATAATCAAGTCTCTATATTCATCGTATTGATCTTCGCTTAAATGGAATAAATTT